GTTCTTGCACTGAATCGAAGTTGTATTGCACCGGAAACGTCATATTGTACTAAAGCATTAGAAGAGGCCAATTGAATTTGATTAAAACCTTGTGATACCATAAACCCACCGGAAGCATTGAATGCATAAAATCTTCCAACAAAAATACCGTTGTCATTTTGAGTATATGGTGTTAAAGGATAGTCCATTTTTATATTATAGTGATAATATAAAAATTAAGATAAATTAGATCGTTCAATCAATAAAGGCGCGGTTAAGATTTTTTGAATCATGGTAGATTTTTGTGTAGCAATATTACTTAAATCAATTGCATATTCATAAGCAAGACCACTATTTAAAATTAAATCGTAAATGGAAGACGTACTAGCGTCAATCATTGGATCAATCAAAATTTCGAGAGTAGATGTTATACCGCCGGGTATAAAAATTAAATCCCCTGCTAAAAATCCATTTCCAACACCAAAATTTGCCGGAACAGTGGAAAACGATACGTCGGCATATGAGGGTTTAATAGGATTAGTGTATGTGCCAGTATTTACATTTCCAGTAGATGTACCCGATTGTCCTGCGGTATTCGTAGTAGTGGTAGTAGTATTTGCGGATAAATCATATACGATAACGGTAGTCGTATTATTCGAATTATCTTGAATAGTAATGGTCTCTGTATTTGTTTCAGCGTCATACTGTGTAGTAGTAGTTACATTTGTTGAAGCGTCAGTAACGGTTCCTTCTGTAAAATGGATCGTATTATTAAAACTGTTATCAATAGGCGTTATATTTGCAGAAGGGTTGTTTGGTAGAGGCACACGATTACCAAAAACATCACTATCTACTGCAAAACGTAATAGTTGATTGACATTAGACAATGTAACGAATCCACTAAGTGGGTTTATATATTGATGACTAGGATCCACTTGTTGATGGATTAATTCCATAAATTGATTGGCATCGAAATGTCCATTGCTAATGTCATTCGTACTTGCTGCTGAGAACAAACTATCGTCTAAAGTTGAAATTTTGAAAAAATATCTATTTACCGATTCCATGTATTCATTGTACATTGTTTGGTATGCACCTACGGAAATGACCTGAGATGCGGTCATTCCATTAACAAATTCACTAGCTGTGATATCAATAGAATTGGTGGGAAACATGTCTCTGGCTACATTATAACTGCTGTCTAATACAACAATGTTGGATGAATCCTTGATCAATCCGATTTTCTGATTGATAGTTCGCACGTCAAATTGCACCTGAATGGCATAAGTTACATCATAAAGTTGAAATGAAGCCGAAGCTTGTTCATTTAATATAATAGGATTGAACGATTGGTCTGTAGAGAAACCACCTGCTCCAAAAAATGCGTAATAATAACCAGAATAAGCTTTATCATTCAAAGGAGGAGGAGGGTTTAATATACTTTGGATAATTCGAGATGTTGAGCTCATTATGTATAGCTACGGAAATTTTTCTAAAAATACAAACACACGCATATTATAAATCATAAATCATTTTTAAGTTAATACAAAAAGAATAATCTGAATTATTAAGCTGTACTGGTTTACCATATTCATCCAAAAGTTGTATCTTTAGTTTTTGTATATCAACGGGTCCAAAATATCGTCGTGGTTCTGTAACTGTAGTAAAATCGTTCTCCATCATTAACGAAAAACTGGCTCCTTTCATGGGTATTCTTGCTAATATATTTGGACCAAGAATGGATTTATTGAATGCACTTACAAAATGATTGTTGACACTGTTATTGAAATCATCGACAACCAAATAAATATAACGAATATTGGATGGTTCGATAATGGTTTCACCTGTATATGTTTTTAGACCCAAATATTGACGTTTTTGAAAACCTAAATTCCAACCAAATTTACTTGAAATGTCGATACCATCAAAAACACCATTGCTACCTAGAGTAAAATCCATATTTATATAATTAACATTTCCTGCGTTAACGCCATTTGGTGCAATAGTTACCTTTCCAGAACCAGATCCATTAATACTGATATCTAAAACAAGCTGTATATAAGAAAAAATACTATTAGGTTGAAGAAACGTATTATCAGAATTCAAAGGTCTCATAATTAAATTCAGTTTTAATATCAAATCTGTTGCACTATAGTTACCATCAGGTATGAAAAAAGAACCTTTTGCGTTAACTGTTCCATCTTCATTTTTTGTAAAAGTAAAATTAGGCCAATAGTCCGCTGTTGTATCTCCAGGAAGCTCATTGTAATTGACATCAAGATAAAGATAATTATTACCATAACCTGATGAAATACCATAAAATGACACGGGCATTTCTAATGCAGCCAATTGCATAGAAACAACCTTGGAAAATTTTTGCGGTAATTGAATCAAAAAATCGGCGCTTGATGTACCATGAATATTGTCACGAAATCGAGTATCAATATTGAGGCATTTTGTAATGATACGTGTACTCAGTGGATTTACGATACCTGGAAAAAAATCACTTTGGTGTATATTTACATAAGGAGTATCAGATCGTTTTATTAATTCGTCAGTTCGATTTGGAACTACAGCAGAACGTGGTGTATCCATAGTATCCAATTTATAGTTTTTAGGTATGACAGATGGCTGTCGCGCAGAAGGACATTTTACATAAATTAACCAATCTTTTGCCAATTCTAAAAAATTAATCAAATCACGTTTGAATCGTTTACTAATATGTCCACTTGATAATAATTGTTCTCTAATTTGATACTCTTTTTCTTCAATATCAGCAGCAGTATATTTCAATCGAGGTTTCAATTGGAAGAAACGTTCAATATCTTTGATACTATAATTACCAATATCTAAATCTAAATCCAAATGATCAGTCATATATTATATATTTAGCTTTTTCAATACTTGAAGAGAACGTATCTACAATAAATTTATATCGTGTTATAATATAAATGTCTGTTGCAACATTAAAAAAGAAAACACAAACCAAATATAATAATATGAGTGTAGGTTCACAAGGATTTTCATTGAATGGAACACGCCGCAGTCAGGGATGGGTTGGACAAACTATGTTATCTAGATCATTACCTAGAACACCTATGAAAGGAAATACGCCTAGAGGTTATGGTGGTTGCTGCGGAACTTATAATACAGCATCCGGTATCATTCAAAGTGCAGTTACTTCATTAAACGATCCTACAAGTGTAAAATCCTCTGTAAAAACCATGAAAGGTATGTTACAAGAAAAACTAACTCCTTACAATGATTCTAATATCACCGTGAAGCCAGATAATACACAAAATTCGAATAATATGCAAGAATATACTGAAAATTTAGGAAAAACCACGAAAATTATGGTGAATAGATATTGCGAAAACGACGTAATATTTTCGGGTTGCCCTAATTATAATCCATATTTCCGCGGATCTGTTTGTAACATAACTAAACCGTTGAGTTTTTATTCTCCAATTATGGCAAGTGATAATTTGGTAAATAAAGTTGGTGAAACATTGATTTGTGACGGTATAAATACTTTAACAGTACAAAGATCAACCGAAGGCGCATGTTTTATTGGACCTACAGCGAGATAAAAAATATGTTTTCGTAGACACAATTGTGTATTCATACTATTCTTGTTTTTCCAATTATTGTATTCTTTGCTAGTTTTTCGTAACCCTCGCCTCCTCTACGAAGGATATCTTGCTGTTGATTTTTACTACTACAAATAAACCATAATAATGGTGACGAATTTTGCCCGAACAATGTAGGTGGAGGCGCATAATATTCTTCCAAACATTTTTCATAATAAATATCTAGTATTTTTTGTAAATTGCGTAATTGTTTCGAAGATCTTATTTTAGATGCTACTTCCATCATATGTTCAGGTCTGGATTCATTATTTAATTTAATTGCTTGCATAATGGCTTCATTTGTTATTGGATCATCTAGGCGCGTTTTTATGTGACCTCCTACGTAATAATAAACATTATGACCATATTTATTTGCAAAATCAATATATTCATCTAGCACGGCGTAATCTATTTTTTCTTCTTCGTTGTTGTCTGCTGTACATTCACTGTTAAAACGATCGATTTCATTTTTGTTTATTTTTATAAAATTTATTAATTGATTCAAAGATGGTTCTTTACCAATAAATTCTTCATATTGTGTAGTCATGTTTGTATTTGTTATTTTTTTATAGGTTCGATTATTCATTCAATTTTATGAAAACAAATTATACTTACAAAAACTCTTTCATTACGAAAAACCTTTTGTATTATTTAGTAAAAAATTAGCAACAATTTATCAAATATTTTTATTTGAAATAAATATCATAACTCGAAAACAGATAGGTGTATTTTATTGTTTTTTTCTCATTATGATATATATATATATAAACACAAAATGGCAGATGCTATTGCAAATTTTTTAACTTCGAAAACACTAGCAGATATTACGACATTAGCTAGTGAAAGATATGTTGACTATAGGGAAGCTTTGATGAACATTAAAACGCAAGTACAATTGAAACTTCAAGCATACACACACAGTATCACAGTTGATTGGACTAATAAAAAAATACAACATATCAACAACAAAAAAATTTTTGAGAAAATAATGGACGAATTTGAAATACCTACTGCAGAAGATTTGCGAAACGACGCACGAAAACAAATTGAAGATTACATAACGAGTGTAAAAATTTTTTTAAAGAGACAAGAGAACAAAGAAATAAAATATTACATTTTAGAATCATTTGGATTATATATTTCTATGTTTCCAGAAGATCAACTTCGAGGACAAGATTTGACAAATTTCGACAACAATATGGTGGTTTTTATAACTTCCTTGTTATTGAAAAACGATCCAGAATATCCACTTACTACTGTTGGTCAGGAAGAGCTTATAGATATAATAGACGGCTTTATTAGAAATAACTATGCTCATTATGAAAATAACGAAGATGATAATTATAATGATGATAACGATAATGATGATAACGATAATGATGATAACAATAATGATGATAACAATAATGATAATGATGATAACGATAATGGAAATGGTCCTCCTATAAGAAAGAGGAGCAGAAGCAGAAGCAGAGACAGAAGCCCAGAACAATCAATAGAAAATAGAAGTACTATACATGTTGATAGATCAAATACCCATAGATTAGATTCTGGTAGAGGACGCAAAACAGGTGGTAAAACAAAAAGAACATCTAATAAAAAAAATCGCAAATCAAAAAAAACATCTAAAAAAAATCGCAAATCAAAAAAAACATCTAAAAAATAGAACGGTCAACCCAGTTGAATGTGATAACAAAAACAAAAAAATTGATTAATATTTGTACAAAATACATATATTAATTAAAATCAAAACATGGACCCACTACCCCTTACTGAACAATATTTGAAGACGCTATCAGAAAAAGAATTCAAAGCATATGAAATCGCCAAAGATCACTTAGGTTCTTCGTTTGAATTAGAAAAATCGGTTGGTTTTTTGAAATGGCTATCAACCACAGGAAAAAATAATTAATCTGATTCTCCTGCAGCAACCTTAGCAAAAGCTTTCTTAAAATCACGATAACAAAAAACCTCCTTTTGCACATTGGAATTATTAAACAGTCCCTTTGTCATATCGCTTTCATATGGCCCGATTGTGGCTTTTTTTATTGGTGCTTTCTGCAAAAAGGAAAAATTGGCGATTTTACCACGATGAATAAAACAATTGCGCATTTTGTTTTTTACTGGATCAGTTGTTTTTCCGGTTTCTCCCTTATTCACACTATAATTTTTCAACTTTGCAAAAGGACCACTTCGTAAATGCGAGAAAGATTTTCCGTCTTTTGACGGTGATTCTTTTGTCTTATCTTCTTCTAATAAATTTAATAATTTTGAAGGATTTTCTAGAGGACGCTCTAATTCGTCGATAAAAAAATCACGGCATTGATAAGTGATAACATATTTCATGGCAATTTTATTCAAAACATCATAAGATACAAAATAATCACTGTGATATGCAAAACCCAGTTTAAAAGGATCATAGTACATAATAACATTACCACAAAGTGGTGTAGGTTCTATCAATATACGAGTTCTCCATTTTTTCTCCAATTCGTTGTCTGCATCAATCAATGTGACTTTTAATTTTGTTTTATCATAAAAAACCGCGTCTATATTGAAATCCATATTGGTCAAATCGGAAAAACTTCTTTTGAATCGATTCAAATATAATTCACCAAATGGCTTCGATTTGATGAAGGGTTTATTTTCTACGGTACTAGGTCTCTTATAAAAGAGCAAATATACAATCTTTATAAAATTTATATACAAGAGAACAAAAAAATGTTTTATGGATATCATTTTATAGAATAATGAATTTACGTTTTTATATTTATTATCAATTAATGCTTTTTGATATCATGAGTTCCTGCTTCAACCTGTTTTTTCCTATATTCAAAAAGGTCGTTAATTTCCTTGTCTAAAAATGGAACCTCAATACGCTCATAACGTTTGTATGGATTATCCGGATGAATGCATACCAAATAAAGTCCAGAAATGACTTTGCCGTAGTTTTTCTGTAATATTGCTCTGTATGTGTTAAGCTGCAGCGCATAATGCCAGAAATTAGAATGAGGTAGATGTTTAATACATTCTGTTGTTGCTGTTTCTCCAAAAGGATGTTCATACGTTATTTCTTGAACTCTTTTCCAATCATAAATTTGAAGAGTACCGTCAGGTAATTCGAACACCATATCAATCGAACCACTAAGACGTAATTCTTGATCATATATCATCCATTCTGTGCGATAAGGAGTCAATTCCGGAAAATCTTCGTCAAATTTTAAGAACCATTCGAATTCATTACAATCAATTTCTACTTCCTCATAATTATAGAAACATTCAATCATATAATGAAATTTGGTACCAAGAGATGACGCATTACTACCTTTTTTTGCCCATAGGTCTTTGATTTCTTCTGCGGTCATTCCATAATATTTATAAGTTGGATCGTGAATCTTTTTCCCGCGCATGATATTCGCGACAACTTCATCGGCATTAAAATGAGGAAAATGACTATGATTGAATGTGGTTACTGACGTATAACCTTGTTCTCCATGAACCGTATAAATATGCGGTCCTTCGTCGAATTCGATGTATTGATCACGCTCATGAGAGTTAACCATTGCAAGGTAATTTGGAGGAATAGGCATTGTATTATTTTTATACATCAATAAAAATAAAAAACGATTTCAATTTTTCTATTTTATTGACAATAATCATATAATCAAACAAAATCCAATTCAACAACAGTTTTCAAGTTCTGCTTTAGTTTTGTATAGCAAAATTGGCGCAGGCGATGATTGCGAGTTTCATCATTCATTTTTCCGCCCAACACTTTTTGGAAATATTCGAAATATTGTTCTTTGTATTTTTCATCGGAATCAATGGTCGTTTTATTTTCTTCGTACCAATTTTTGAATGCACCAATTATTTTTTTCGCCATAAACGAGAACCATTTATCTAATTGTTTGTTCGAAATCTGCGACCATTTATAATTTTGTCCCAAACAACTGGTCGAATTATCATAAACATAAAACGTATTAGCTTTTTGCGAAAAAGCGCATATGGGTAATTTTTCCATCTTCTCAAAAGCATCATCAAGACATTTTATTAGTGCAGTCAATAGATCATATTCAAATACTTTATGTAAATAAGATTCGACGGGCAATTCCGTCATCCATCGATTAAACGTAACTTCTGGTATATATTCGCACCTATTATTTAACCAATCTAAGATATCTACTTTTTTCTTTTGTTTATATGCAAATTGTTTTAATTCAATGTTCTCCTTTTCGAGCTTACCAACACGGACAGTTAATTCTTTAACAAATGCAAAAAGCTCGCTCACAGAGGGCGCTTTTTCAAACGCTTCAATTTCATTATTGATTTCTTTTGCTGATTTGAAGGAGAACTCGCAAAATCCAACATGCCTGTCGAAATTGAATTTTTCTTTGTATTCTTGCGTGCAAAACTTACACTTGTATTTATTGGATGCGTTTGACATTTTATTTCTGTTGTAAAAGTATAAACGTATATTCAATTCAATTTTTTATTATGAAAATGGTGTTTCAAAATAGCTTTTCGAGAAATTTAACTGATTTAGATTTAGCCAATCGACCTCCAATCATTATACCAACAAATAGAGATCCGAGAGATACTTTAAAAAAAAACATTATAAAACCCAAAAAAGATTTTAGTAATTATGATAAACCACCCTCAACCATAATATCACGTTCTGTTAATATGTTTCAGACAGGTATGATTGAAAATGTAAATGGACCAAAAAAGAATTGTTCTTCGTGCGGCGGTGCCAAATAATGTATATGTTTATTATAAATGAGCCAATACTTTGATAATAAAGATTTATTTTTAAGTCCCAATACCAAACAATATGGCAGTCATATGGTTATGACGAATGTACATAAAGAAACGAAAAAAAAATATGTGAACATTGACACGAGATTTAGAGATGATTATAGTTACAGTCAATTAGCCAATTATACAATTACACTTCCAGAAAGAATTACCGACGCGAAAAGCATTTATATAACTAATGTCGAAATACCAGACGTTCTTTATAATGTATCTGCTGTACAAAAAAATAGCAGTTTAGTTCTTACTAAAATTGCGAATAATATTGCCACAACCAAATATGTCGTAACTGTTCCAGATAATAGATATACAACTATTGATGATTTACATAGCGCATTGAATGCTAAATTGCATTCAATTACAGGAGATTCAAATATTTCAATATCTTTGAATTCTTCAAATAAGAGTAAAATTACAAGTACAACAAATACATATACAATTAATTTTGCAGTGGATACCAGCGGAAATTTTGATAAATCGCTTTTAAATTCAAAGCTCGGATGGATATTGGGATTTAGAAATATTACTTATACAGTAAAAAGTATTGGAATTACTGCGGAAGCATTGCCTGATGTTTTGGGTTCAAAATATTTGTATTTGGCGATTGACGAATTTTCACATGGAAATCAACGTTCTTTTATTTCACCTTTACCAAAATCCTTTATCAACAAAAATATTGCTGCACGTATTTCTGTAGAAACTGTAGCATTTGGTTTCAATAAATTGATTTCGGCAAATCGTGCAAATGGTACTATGGTAAGTGATAAACGTGAATATACAGGAAAAATAGATTTACAGAAATTAAATGTGCAAATATTAGATGAATATGGTAATCCAGTAAGTTTGAATGGATTGGATTTTTCATTTTGTATGGAGGTAGAACATGAATAATGAATTCATGATATCATATAGATATAATGAATAATAAATCTAAGGCGGAAGCACACATGGTAACATGTTAGTATGTTCATGAGGAGGAATAATATAATGCTGTGGATGAGAATTTGGTGCTATAGCGCGAGGTATAATTACATGAGCAGCAGGAGGAGCATGAACGGTATGAGTTTCACTCATACCTTCGTGGTGTTTATCTTTATCATAAAAAAATGGTGGCCAGTAGGGATGTGGATGTGGATGATGTGGATAGTGTGTATGTGGGTGAAAATGAGGATAGGGTTTATGAGGGAAAAAATATCTAGGATTCATAGAGCAATCAAATCCTTTTTCCGCGTTTGAATAATCAATATTATTTTTTTTTAATAGTTCTCGCAATTCATGAATTTCTTTGTTTTTACCAACAATATGCTGTACTAATTCGTGATTCTTTTTTTTAAGTTGGCCATGTAAATCATGATTCATGGATGTATCAAAAGAAACATCGCGATTCATTAACAAAGCATTATGTGCTTCTAGTTCATTTAATTCATCGAGTTCATTGTAAAGACCATTTAATTTGTATTCGTTGAATAATAATGGAAAAGAATAGTAAGGATAACCATATCTGTAAGGATAACCAAAACCGTATGCGTAAGGATAACTATATCCATAAGGATAGTAAGACATTTATATATATATCATTTTATAAAAGTTATTTTTATGCTAAATGTATTCAATATGACATCACATTTGCAGTCAATAAATTACAATAGTACACATCTGTATAAAGTACTAATAAAAAATTGAAAGGTAATATAAAAACAATGAATTATAATAAGAAACCACATGAACGAAGAGTTATCACCAGAACAGAATTATGCATTTGAAAAATTCAAGCGGAATGAAAATTTGTTTATTACCGGACCGGGAGGTACAGGAAAAACGAAATTAATAAAACATTTGGTAAATTACGCAAAAACAATAAAACGAAGGATACAGGTATGTGCTCTAACAGGTTGCGCGGCAGTCCTATTAAATTGCAATGCTCGTACAATTCATTCTTGGAGTGGAATACGTTTGGCAAAAGGTGATGTTGATAAAATTATACAATCTGTAATAAAGAATAAGCGTTCCGTGAAAACATGGAAATCCATCGATGTATTAATCATCGATGAAATAAGTATGATGTCTAAAAAAATATTCGAATTGTTGGATGAAATAGCCAGAGCCATTCGCCGGATTCCAACGCGTTTTGGTGGAATTCAAATGGTTCTAACGGGAGATTTCTTTCAATTGCCACCGGTGGGTAATGAGGATGATAAAGATTCAGACAAATTTTGCTTTGAATCTCCATTATGGAAAGAAACATTCAAATCGGAGAACCATATAGCATTGACCAAGATTTTTCGACAAAAGGACGAGGTTTTCATAAATATACTATCTCAAATACGTACTGGTGATCTAGACGATGAAAGCATAGAAATATTACGCGGTCATGTGAATCGTCCATATGATGCAG